ATGCTTTGTGTACAAGTCACGGTGCTCGTTTCCGTGCTTGTCGAAGTCTGGGTTTCGGTCGATGGCTGCTGCGTGACCGTGACTGTCTCCGTTGACGGGGCAGCCGTTTCGGTCTGCGTTACGGTCTTCGAATCGGTTACCGTTGAAGGGCTGGCGCTGGATACCGGCCCGGCTACCTCAAGAACAGACGTCACCGGAAGTGGTAGCGGCACCGTCTCTGTCACGGTGGCCGCCGGTACTTGGGAAATCACGGTCGTTGAACCGCCGGGGACTGTCACTACTGTCGTCGCCGGCGATACCGTATCTTTCGCGTCCGACGCCTTGGCTTTCGCTTGCTGGCATTCGTAGCTGGAGGTGTTGCCGGACTGGACGCACGCGCTCGCCTGGTCGCTGAGCTGCTGGAGTTGGACAGCCTGCTCGCCGTTTTGATTCCTGGTCGACTGAAACGCGCCGAATGTGATCAGCATGTTCGTGACAACCATCGCGATGAGAAGAGCGACCCCGAACCGAAAACGCCTATCTCTCGCGTCCCTCGCGTGGCTCGTCGAGGTCTCGGATTTCCTGTATGGTCCTAAGCTCGTCATAGTCATCTTCGTATTCGTCGTCCTCCTCCCGGCGATGCCGTCGCCTGCGCCGCCTTTCCGGCTCGGGCGGGTATTCCGGGAGATCCGGCAGTCCAATTCGTCGCGTGGCCAATTTCTCGGCCAGCCGCGCGTACCACCTCAGGACATCGATTCGCCATTCACGGAGGTGGTTCAGCTCGACGGCGTCTTCCTGGTCATAAAGTCGCTGCTTCCGGCTACGGCCGTTGAGCGCAACAATCACGGTCGCAATCAAGCCGCCGACCGCGGTCACGACGGACCCCAGAGCGGTCAGGTCCATGATCAAACCCCCAGTCGCGCATAGGTCCGTTGGGCAACCAGATGCACACCGGCGATTGTCAGGAACACGGCGGCGCTCAGGAACGAGCCCGGCGGGTGCGTTGTTGCCGCCGAGAATGCCGAGCAGACACCGTAGGTTGAGGTAGCGATCGCGCCGAAGCCGTGTCCCCAGGTAGCGGCACGAATTCGTAGCAACGAAAACCACAGCGCGGCGGCAGTCACTCCAAAGAGGACGGCCCACAGCGGGACCGACTCGGCGAGCTTTTGAGTGAGCAGCGGCCGGTCAATCTGCGATGAGCCGTGGAGCGGCAGAATCCAGATGATCGCGTATACAGTGTGGGCAAGCGCCAGGGTTTTCGTGATTAGGCGGGTAAAGGTCTTCGCCATGTGCCGCCTTTCTGGCTTACGTGGTCGATTCTGGCGTTTCGACGGAGTAGATAACCCCGGCGTTAGAGACTGCCTGCACGCCGGAGAGTGGCTCATCGTCAGATACAGCGGGCGCGTAGCCGGCACCCGTGCAGCCAGATAGCCATTGCCCAACACCTGCTGAGTAGTCTAAAGAGAAAGGGGCCAACGGATGTAGGTTGACCCGTCCGTCGGATGCCGTAGCCGTGACTGCAGGATTGTGGTTGTTTACCCAGTCTGCGAGCTCTTTTAGGTTGTCTTCGGACACGAGGATCCGCCAATAGAAAGTAGGTGCTGGGATCGCGTATAAAATGTCGAGCATCACGAAATCCTTTTTGCGGAGACGAAGGTTCTCTTCAGGCTATTGCTCAAGGTGATGCCAACGGGGGTTGCACTGCCGAGATAGACTGAGAATGTCGCCCCGGCCGCAAAAGCCACAGGGCCGGATGAAATATTGTCCGATACCTCAATGGTGCCGCTCTGGTACTGAACGCGGTAACCCTGAGACTGCGCGTATACGGCTGTCAAGTCGGGTTTAGCTATGAAGAAGTTCGTATTTCCGCCGGTTCCCGAGGTCTCAGCCATCGTGCCGTGGTACTGACCTGTTATTTCGTATGTACCCGCGTTCACAACCGTCCATGTGGTGCCGCTAACGGTGATGTCACTCATCACCGTTCCGTCCGCAATCCAGCTCGTAATCGCTTGAGTGCCGGTGTTGTGAGTGTTTGTTGAAGTGGAGTACCAGCGGCCCGTTTTGTTCAGTGCTCGACCGCTCTCTACCGCAGTCACTCGTGTGCCGAGTGCGTTGTTTCCGACCGTGGCATCCTGTGTGATTGTGATCCGGCTGTCGTTGCCTTGCGCCGCTGTGCCGGCCGCGGTGCCGTAGGACACCGCCAACGTACGGTTGGCTGAGAGATCGCCGCCCCCAGTCAGCCCGGTGCCAGGCGTGATCGTGCGACTGGTCGGTACTTTGGCGTTGTCGCGGGTGTTCAAGTCGTTGATCGCATCGACGTGTGCGTTCCACATGCTGTCGACAACCAGGGTGCCGTCGGACAGCGACGGAACCGGGTAGCTTGCGGTCACAAGGAATCCTTTAGTTGAGTACGGTCGTAACGCCGAGTTCGGATGCGCCGGTGACACCGAGCGTCCACTTGGAAGGCGAACGGACGATTCGGGCGTCGAGCGTGTCTTCCCCGTTAGAGCCGGAGACGGAGCGGCCCATGATCTGGCAGATAAGTGGACCGCTGTAGTACTCGCCCGGCTGGACGGAGATCACGTCCGTTACGCGTAGACGCGGATCGTTCGGGATCTTCAGACCGGTGATGGTCGGCGCCGGGGTAACCGTGTCCGCTAACAACGCCTGAACGATGGCTTGTGCAGTCGCCTTTGTCTGGCGCCATTCATAGGGCTCAATCGTGAGCTGGCGGGTGCCACTCTCCGCAACGCTGGCCGAGTTGCTTAGCGTGTAGGTGCCCGTCTTGGTGTCACCGATCCGCTTGCCCTTGATTTTGAAAGATGTCGTGGGCACCTTGGCCGTAGCGCTGGTAGTTCCGAAGTCCTGAATGTTGACTTTCGCGCCGTAATAGCACGCCGAGCTGTTGACCAGGCAGTACGTGGCGACTTGAAGACCCCGTTGGTCTGCGGTTGGAACGACCCACGCATTCATGAAGTTGTTATCTGTAAGGTCGGCTGGGGTGTGGTTCGGATCGTAGTAGTCTTTACCCTGGTCGGTTGCAACCACGCCAGTGACCCGGGACAGGTTCGACTGCTGATAATTCGACCCTTCGCCGCTGCCTTCGGCGTCTTGCCAGCCACTGATCCCGGCAACAAAGGTGATCACGCTGACTACATCGGTCAGTGGATACACCGTAGGAAATACGTGAGTTAGTCCGTCGCCAGGTGTGTAAAAGTCGTACGGCGAATCGTTCGTCCACACATCGTCGAGATTTTGGTAACGATCCTCGTAGCTGATCGTTATGCTATTTCGCATCTGATCAAGAGAAGGGTTTGTCACCAGATCCAGCACGTTGTCCACTGTGTAACTCGCCTGCGGTTGGAGTGACGAGTTGTTGAGAATCACGTAGTGTGGTTCGTAGTCGACCTGCGCAAACTCATTGATTCTGAGAGTGCCGAACTCCGCCGTTACGACCCTCTGAAGGATCTCCCACCCAGTCATGTTCGCGGTGTCTGGGATGAAGGACATCTCCGACAGGCACCACTGGAAGTTTGCCCACGGCTTGCCGTCCGGACCTGTTGGTTGAACGCCTTGGTTCGTACGGTAGACAGCTGAGGAATCGCCCCAGTAGATCTGGTAGTGCTGAGCGGGGTCGTACTGGAGGACGAAACCCGGGTTCGAGTAGTCGTCAGGGGTGCGTGTGTTCAGCGTCGGGTGAGCTGACGCCATGTAGGTGAAGCCGGCGGTGGCGTTCGCTCCGTACGTCGGCGAGCCCTGAGCGACGCCGTCCACAGTGAGAACACATTGGACCGAGCTAGACGTGAACCGAAGATTCACGTCGTAGTAGTGCCAACCCGAAGTCTGGTTCTTCCAACCCCACTGCCCGAGCGTTGAACCTGTGTTCGTCAGCACCTTGACGAAAACCTGACCATTGGCCAGCACCTGAACCATGATGCTGAACGTCGAGCCCGACGCCATCCCGCCCGAGTTCAACCCGAGGACCATGATCTGACCGGAGTCGGCCCAGGCGTAGCCTGTCGGAAGACCGACGTTCGTCGTAGACCCGTTGCCGAGGGACCACAGCGAAAATCCGATGTTTCGAGCCGCGTCGGTAGATCCGTTGCGGGGAACCGTGGCCCATCCGCGAGTGCGGTCGGTCTTGAACCAGTTCTGGTGCGGGTGGCGAGTCTGCGTGGCAGACGGGGTAGGTGTGCCGCTCACCCGCGTCAGTGCCGGGCCGTACTTGGTCGACTCCTTCGACATGAGGTCGATCGAGTCAGATGTGAGCTGATGGCGATCGATCGTCGCGGTTACCTCGTGGTATTTTTCGCCGATCGAAGGCAATAGTGAACCCATGCCGGACAACGAGAGAATGCAGTCCTCCCGTTCGGCAGGGCCGATCGGGGTACCAGCCTGGCGGAGGACCTCCCCTACGATCCACGAGGAGTTGATCGGGCGGGCCGGATTGCCGTTGTTCGCGCCAACCCCGGCGACCACAGACGCATCAGCGTATTTGTCGCATGCCCAAAGCGGAAGCGTCACAAGGCGGCTGTTCCACGGTACGTTGTTGTTGCACGTGACAGAGACATCGCCAGAGCTGTGGGCGATCTGTAGGTCGGTAACCCAGCCGGTGAACTGTCGAACATCGATAGGACCAAGACTCGTCTGAACTCGTATGTCGTACTTCACCAAGACCCCGTTGAGGTCTCGGTTGAAAAACGGGCCGTTGATGTTGAACCGCGAAAGGACCTGCTCCATTGGAGCTTCATCGGAGTATCGCTGCCCCGAAAGGACCAGCTTCAGCTCGGACGACGAATATCCTTGAATCGCGTTGATGTCTTCGGGCTGGTCGGTCGCTAACGCCGCGTCCTCAAGGTTGATATCATTCTCGCTGAGCACCGATGACAGGTCCGAGTACTGGTTGGCGAACTGCCCATCGTTATCCCAGTCAAAGTAGACGTGGTGGGACAGTTCACGTTCGCTCGCGGCGAGTGCTTCGGACAGCGCAGCGTCCTTCGCCGGGTCACCCGTCGTGAACACAAAGCCTCCGTCAAAGTTCTTGTATCGATAGGGAAACGTTCGCCAGGGGATAAAGCGGGGAGCTGGACTTGAAATCGGTGATATCGATTTCTGGAGCCCCATAGCCGGGCTGCCACAGCGTTGGCACGCTGCCCTCCTCCATTTGGGACAGTCCGATGACCACCTGGAGGGAGCTAGAGGACCCGGTCCAACGCGGGACGACCCCCGCAACCGACCCGTCGGTCGGAACGGTGTACGTGATCGCGTACTGCGTCCACGCGGTGCCAGTGATAGAAGCAGTGGCCGTGCCCGCCGTTATCGTTCCGTCCGCGGCGACTTTGTCGAGGGTCAGCGTCACTGTTCCGCTCGCGGAGGTTGCCCTGCATGCCAGCACCCAGTACGTGACTGTCTCGCCCGGACGAACTGGGTCTACGCGGGACGCGCGAGCCTTTCCGGTAGAAAGCAGCGCCCCGTTCGGGTACATCGTCGGAGATGCTCCTGTCCCGACGTTCCAACAGACGCAACGCCCGAGCGAGTACGAGATAGGCCGGAAGTCCTGGGTGTACGTCACCTTCGGGAGTCCAGCCAGCGCGGCGGAGGGGAAGGAGGCGGAGCGGGAGTCCACTACCAGCCCGCCGCCGGCTGAAACCGCCCAGGCGTCAGCAGCTCCGTTGAACGTCGTTGTCACCCGAGGGGCGGCGACCGACGGCTTGAGGCGGTTTTTCAGGAGGGGGTCGATCAGGCGTGGCTGCCCTTCGATCAGTCCTTCGTAGATGGCTTCAAGGAAGCCGACATCATCGGCCGACAAATAAGCCTGCTCGAGCGACCAAGCATTCCTCGTACCACGACGGTTGGTCGTGGTTCTGCCGTTGAGGGACGTAGAGGAAGACCCCGCACGAACCGGGGTCCTGTCCACGTTGCCTTCTGGAACAGACATAGGCATAAGCTGGCCGAGAGGCCCGATCCAGAAATAGTCGTCGAACTTCACGGCTACCGCCTCACTAGGTTGTCTCGGCCCGCTTTGCGGATCAACTTGTATTGGCCCTGAGGGTCTTGCTGGAATGTCCAACTCGACAGCGCAGCGGCCACACGGTCCTCAATAGACGAACTGGCTTCGACGGTCGGCGCATACAGCGCTTCCTTGCCGTCTGTCGGGTCGCCCTTCCAACCCGCGGCCAAGAGCTGATTCCACGTGGCGTCGGACACCGTGCCGTAGTCGACGCTGAAGCGCCCTGAGTCGGCCGTAGCGACCACAGACGAAGCGACAGACTGAACCTTCCGGACCATCGCGGCAGCGGCCTGCACAGCCGCGTCGGCGGTGCTATCAATACCGTTAGCGAAACCCGGCGGGAGCCACTTACCGATGTCGTACATCATCTTCGACGGCGAGTGAACGCCGGCGACAGATCGCACGATCGATCCGACCTGAGATGCCATGCTCGAGGCGGCAGCCACGGCAGACCCGATGTTCGACCAGATGCCGTTAGCGAGGCCCTGAGCGATCGCAGAGCCGACCGGCCGGAGGTCTACGTACGCGGCGCCTCGGACTCCGTTGGATACTCCTGCCATCGCGCCTACGGCGCTCGCTCCGGCGCCAGAGATCCCGGCGGCGAATGCACCTACGCCGGACCAGCCCTGGCCTGCGACAAAGCCCATCGCAGATCCGACCGAGCTTGTGATAGCGCCCATCCCGACCGCGACGGAGCCGACCGCAGAACCGATGTTCGAATTGATCGCACCGAGCCAAGAGGCCAAGCCGCTGCTCGTGGCCGCCGGAATGGCGGTTCCGAACGCGTTAGCGACAGAGCCGACCATAGAACCGACCCCGCCGGAAACCGCGGCGGTAGCATCTCCGATATTGCCAGAGACGAATCCCGCGACGTCTCGCCAACTCGTGCTGGCGATCGAACCAACCTGGCTGAATCCGCTCGAGATCGAGCTTACGATTCCGCCTACGCTGCCGGACACAGCCAACGAAGCCGCACCGATTCCGCTGGAAATCGCGGCCCGCGCTTGAAACATCGTGTTAGAGACAGTCGCGCCGATATTGGCGAAGCCAACGTCTGTGACCGACCCAATGTCGTTGAGTCCTGTCCGCCAGATGTTGTTGGCGTCGCCCCAAGCGGAGTCGAGGACTCCGCCGGCCTTGAAGTTGTTTCCTAGCGCTTCGTCGATCGCTTGGTGAAGCTCGTCGTCTGTAGGGATTCCGAGTACGCCGTGAAGGAACTCGGATCGAGCGTCCGGCGACCCTTCGATAATGTTCGGCAGAAGGTCGCCGAAGGCTTTTCCGATCCACGGAAAAATGCCGTTGTCTCCGACACCGTCACCGCCGAAGAAACCTTGCCAAGCGGCTTCCCACAGAGAATTGATCTTACCACCGGACATCTCCGAGAACCACGAGCTAGTTAGCTCGTTGACGATGTCTAGGCCAATCGCCGCCCAACTGATGCCACGTATAGCGCTGGCGGCGCTCGAGCCGAACGAGGTACCGGACTTAGCGCCGGCCTTGCCGACCGAGCCGGGGAGGGCACCCAACGCTTTGGTCGCTAGCTTGCTGGCGCTGGAGATTAGCTTGATCGCCGCCGCAACGGCGAGCAGGTCGGCGACCAGGTCCGCGGCCCATTTATGGTCGCTAAGAAACTGGAAAAAATCCTTGACGATCGGGCCGACCGTGTTGATCGCGTTTACTAGCTTCGTTCCGAGCTGTGTGACAATCTCGCGGATTGCTGGCCCCGCAGCTTCGAGGATCGGCGCAAGCTGCTGGAGAGCGGCATTGAGGACGTTCCGAACGACGTCCGAGACGGTCTTGAGTGTGTCCGCCAGCTCGTGAAGAGCAGACTGTCCCTCGGCCGTGTGAAGGAACTTGTCCAGTTCGAGCGCAGCACCGCCGAAGATGCCGCCGATGCCGATTCCCGCGTCGTTGAGCGCGCCGACTATCTGTCGGACAATATCTACAACGGCCGACCCCACCGTCCACAAGTTCCTCAGGGACGTTAGCGCCCCGTTGATCCAGTCTTTGATCTGCTGAATCCCCCGGGCGGACTCCGTCCAGGTCAGGAATTTCTGGGAGACGTCACCCACGCCCGAGGTGAGGTTGCGAAGAACGGGCCCGCCGATAGCGCCTATGTTGATGAGGCCCTGCACGACAGGACCGATAGCGGCGCCCAGGTTTCGGACTACGCCAACCGAAGCGTCGATCAATGCGTTCGTGTTGCGTATTGACGACTTCTGGTCCCACAACTTCGTTGCGTTGATGGCCGATTCGCTGATGGCTTTCGCCATTCCGACGAAACCGTTGGTGGTTTGTGGGATGAGATCGTGAAGGTTCCGGACCGCAGGTGCTAGGCTCTTTTCGAAGGTCGAAGAAACCTTCGTCTCGAGCGTCGAAATGACTGAGTTCAGCGGCTTGGCCGCTGTCTTGATACCGTCGAGGCCGAGCTTGATCGTGAGGAGCGCGGCAGCTCCCGCACCGGCAGCGGCGGGGAGCAGGGCTAGAAGACCGGCGGTCTGGAGGAGGGTCGGCGCGGTGGCCGAGACGGCATCAATTGCAGATACAACACCCGCGATGCCAAGAGCGGCCCGGCCTCCGCTCGCGGACACTTGCAGAAGGCGACTCGAGATTCCTTCGAGCGCTTCCCATGCTTTGCCCTTGTCGACATCGACGTTCTGGTTGACTTTCTTGCCGGACTGGGCCTTTCGCCAAGCCTCCATCTCCGCGGTGGCCTTGCCCGTGTCAAGGTCGACGTTGACGTTGACAGTTAGGTTCGTGTCGATCTCTTTTAGTTTCGCCTCGAGCTCTTTCCGGAAACCGGTGAGATCCGGGGTTACTTTGATCGAGGCACGCCCGTATTCGGGCATCTGTTACTCCCTCGCGGCACGTGCCTCCCTGGCGGCCTGTAGCATTCGGGCAAACTGGGAGGTCTTCGATTCCGCCGCACCGTCATCGAACGGAGTAGGTATCGGCGTAGGGGCGGTGAGTTTTTTCTTCGAGTTCTCTTGCTGTTTGGCGTATGTCAGCCACGCCAGGTAGGTGGTTAGACGCGCGGCCAGCAACCTATCCGTTGTCCAGCCGCGGAAGTCGGTCTCGGCACGACCGAACTTCTTGGCCAGTCGGGCGGCGTTGAACGAGGAGTCTTCGGGAAGCCGAGCGATTCTGCTCAACATACGTTCCGGCGATATGGCCCCGCCGAAGAAATCAGCGACGAAGTCGACACCGTGGTAGTACGAAAGGTCTCTGTCTAGCGGGTCGCCGTAGTCATCGACGAGATCGATTACGGCTTTTGGCGGCGCCAACCTGGGTGTCCTCCTGATAGAGGTTCACCGCCATCGTCAAATCCAGAAGGCTGTAATCAGCAAAGTAAGCCTCGGCAGCGTCACTATTGTCCGCGACGATGCGCAGGAACGCTCTGAGGTTCTCTTCAAGCGCGTCAGCGTCCGTTTCGCCCTCGTGACCCTTGTCTGCGCGGGTGGAGATCTCGTCGACGCGAGTCAAGATGTCTCGGACAGCGTCCTGATCGGCCTTGTCGCACAACTGGAGAGCTCGAAGCTCGAACGGGGTTTCCCAATCGTCGATTGCGACACTGCGAAAGCGCTTTGTCTTCTCGGATTCGATGCGTTCGCGGAATGACATACGTTTCTCCTCAGTAAAATTGAGTGGGTGTTGGAGATCCGAACCGACAGCGGGCTACACCCACTGCGCGCCGCTGCCGGCTCGGAAGTTGTTGTTTAGGCGCCGGACTCGAGCGGGAAGAGGTCCTCCGAAATCCACTGGTAGCGGTCCTCGATGGTGGTGGAGTCCAGCAACGTCAGCGAAAGCGGGAAAACGAGCCCGTCGTCACTGGCGACCGAGATCGAGTCGCCGCGGGTGACCGAAACGCGCGGGGCGTAGAAGCCGAGCCGAACATCGCCGTCGTGGATCACGATAAGAACTGCCTTCTCGACGGCCTTCCCGACCTCGCTACCCTTGACGCTGAACACGCCGGCAACATCGCCGCCATCGGCTCCGGTGTATAGCTGCAGGGCGTCGCGGTTGACCTCGGACACATTGATGGTCAGGGTTTCGGTCAGGGGGTCCTGAATCGTGCGGATGGCATGGTTGCCCCACGAACCCAGCACTGTGAGGTCCCCACCGTCACTTCCCCATTCGGGGAGGTTGTCGCCGCCGTTCTCGCCCGAGCCGGAGTAAAACGCTTCCGCCCAAGGGGTCGTTGGCGCGGACAAGGCGACGTTGGTGGGAGTCGGGGCCGGGGTGTCGACCGGGGCAAGATAGACGTGGCCAGTGGCGGCAACCACATAGCCTTCGGGATTGGGCATGTCGCTCCTAGGCATGACAAAGCGCCCGGGGAAACCACACCGGGCTAGAGTGAAGGGGGAGGGAGAATTAGGCGGCGGAGGAAGCCCGCAGCCCCAGTGAATACGAGGCGTAGTATCTGAACACGCCTGCCGGCAGGCCGTCCACTTGCTGCAGGGTCGGACGTTGATCGACGACGAAATAGCTCAGGTGGCCGGCGGTGGGCACTACAATTTGTTCCTGCCACGCAGTGTGGAGGGCCATCTGAGCGGCCTGGGCGTTGGCCAAAGTCTCGGAACGGGAGACGTTGCCGTAAGTGACGATCTCAATCGTGGGGGTGTCGAGCCGGCCCGGGTATACGCTGCTCCCCCCGCCGTCGTTGATCCACACGTACGAGGCGGACGAAACTGCGCGTGCGCCGTCAATGAGCGTTTCTACAATGGACCCAGGGAGAGCAGCGCGAACCACGGTGACGGCAAATAGCTGCGGGTCGAGAGCGGGGGACGTCAAAGCGCGTCCTTCAAGATGTGAAGGCCCTCGACCCACTCACCGTTCTTAGTGTGGTGACCGAACTCGACGCTCGTGGACGACGGACCGACGAGATTGACGTAATGGTCGACTTTTCCCTTGGTCTGCGTGATGCGATGAACTCCGGTCTTGTGGTGCTTTTCCAAATTAGCTCGCGCCTTCCCGAGAATTTCGTAAGCGATGTCGCCTAATGCGGCTTCGACCTCGGAATCTCGGGCAGCCCAGCGGTTGAGGGTCTTCTCGGCTCGAAGGCTCACTTTCACGTGCCCGCCCCTTCCTTGAGCTTGATGGTGACGTGAGCAACGTGCGACCCGACGGAGTGGACCAAAGGCTGCCCGTCCACGATGAACTCTCGAGACCCCCACACTGCTCTGGCGCCGTTGAGAGCGGCTTCGGTGTTAGCGTCGCCAGGGAGGGATCTGCCGATGGCCGTAAACCCTGTGTTCGTCGCATCGCCGTTTAGGACGACTGGTGTGGAACTTGTCGGCGAGACATAGCATGCAAAAGGTACGGCGGTTGTGCCGGGTGCCCAACGCTCATTTCCGTCGCCATCCGCCGACCGCACTCGGGGGTACAACTCGAGGACATGCGGAGGAGAATCTAAAAGCGCCATCAGTACCGCCGGAGATCGTCATCGCAGGACGGGAACCACGGCGGCACCTTGTAGCCCAACATGAAGGCGCCGCGATTCGAGCCGAGCAGCTTCCATTCGTCGTCGGTGATGACGACGAAACCGGAAGCAGCAGCTCGAATGAAAGAGATGCTGTAGTCCCCGACGGTTTCGCTGGCTACGCCGTCGGAATTCCGCAGGACTCGGAGAAGAGCAGCGCACTCAACGCGGACTACTCGGGCTTTGAAATTCTCGTCAACATCGCTTTTTGTCAGCAGGTCAGGGATTCGAGAAACCAGCTCGGACTCTACGTCGTCCAGGTAGGCTTCAGCCTGCGCCTGTTCCGGTTCTGTCAGCGGCCTTCCGAGTCGTGCGGCTACGTCCGCTGCTGCTGCGACCGCCACGCTGCTTCACCTCCTCGGTGTCACGAAAGCCCTGGCTTCGAAGGGAATCCGCCATGTGGTCGGGGACCTCCACGCGAGAACCACTGGGGGCAGTAAGTTTTGTCATGGGCCCTCCGGGGAAGTACCCCGGCAGATTGCTCCGCCGGGGTCACGGCCGATATCAGGCGGTGGCGTTGGTCAGCTTCACGAAGTCGGCGGTGTCCGCGATCACGTAACCGACCTCCATCTCTGCGACAACGATGACGAGGTTGTCCTGAACGGCGCTCAGGACCGAGCCGTCCGACTGGACCAAGGTGCCCTCAGTCGAGAAGGTAACGCTAAGCGCGGTGAGAACGCCCCAGTGGATCCGCGCGAAATCGCCCAGGTATCCCAGGTTCGTGGTCGCCCCCTTGAGCCCCTTGGCCTGGTAGGCCGGGCGACCAAGGATGCGGCCGGCACGAACGACGGGATTGCCGTCAGTCAGCGGGGTGTCGACAAACAGCGGACGGCCGTTGAGATCGACAGCCGCGTTCAGGATTGGTTCCGCGGTGTTGTCGAAAATGGCGCCAGTGAAATCACGGTCATCATCGACGAGAAGCTTCAGCCCCGCGTTGATGTCGGCGTACGTGCCGCCGTTGGCCTGGGTCGCGGTGCCCAGCTCCACTGCCTTCGTGGTCTGGTCGACGTAGTCGGCGCCGGAAACCCCGCCGTGCAAAACGTAGTTATCGAGTCCACGGGCGAACGCACCGCCGATCTTCGGGGACAGGGACTCGATGACGCCCCCCGGGTTGGCACGCGCGGTCTCCGCCGACACCGGAACAGTCAGCGCGAGCTTGCGGACCTGCATCGTCTTGTTGGTGACGTCAGGGTCCCAAATCGGCTTGCGAGCGGCTTCGCCGACGAACGCTGCCTCGGGCTCGTCAAGGAAGACCGGCACGTTCGTGCCGCCCAAGCCAAGAACTTCCTGAGTGCCCAGCGCCATGATGACGCTGTTCTGACGGGCCGTCGACAGAATCGGGGAAGCCTGCGCCTGGTTGAGCACAAACTTGGACGTGGTAAGAGCCACGATGGGTACCTTTCAGAATGGTTTGGGTCAGCCCAGCGCGTTCTTCAGCGCTTCGGTGAGGGCGTCCCCGTCGTTGAGCGGGACGTGCCCCTGTCCCTGCGAGGGATCAATGGGGCGGCGGGGCTGACCTGCAGAACCCGAGAACATGTCCACAAGGGACTTCGCGTCGGCGGCCCACTCCTCGGCCGTCGCGCCTTGCACGCGAGAGGCCAAAGTGAGCGCGCGGTGGGCGGGGATGGTCGTGTCCTGGATCGCTCCGAGGACAGCGGACAACTTTCCGTACTTCGAATCGGAGTCCGCGACGGACGTGAGCGACTGCTCGTACTTCTCCGACAGCTCGTCGAACTTCGACGCCTTTTCGGTCGCGATGCCAAGCTGATCCCGAAGCGCGTTTCGTTCGGTGCGGTATTTGGCCGCGTCGTCGCGGGCTCGGGTGATCTCGCCCTGCCAGAACTCGGGGAGTTCGGTGACGGATTGGGGATTGCCGGCCGGGGGCTGTTCGGTCATATTACTTCTCCTGCCTGAGGATCGGTGAGTTTCGCGATACGATTTTTCAGGACCGCAAGCTGTTTCGCCTTGTAGTCCTTGGCTGACTCGCTTTTTGGCTGAAGGTTCTCGAGCGTCTTGAGCTGTGCTCGTGCTGCCTTGAGGTCGGCCGCACGCTTTTTGACCGCGGCGGAATTCGGGTCTTTCGCGGACTTCTCACTGGCTTCGTTCGTGTCCGCGCGGGCGGTTCCGTTGCGTTTATTGACGATGCGACGAAATTTCTTGAAATCCCCTCCGGAACTTTTCCAAAGGGCCTCTGCATCGAGGAACTTGTCACGTCCGGGCCAGGTATACTTCTCGCTCCGGAAGACAAGAGCTGGCACGCAAGTGCAACCGCCGTGGTAGTGATTTTGCTCGCCAGCAGTTTCCGCTGTGGTGTAGACCGGACCGCGGCTGATCAGCATCGTGCAAAAAACACACGTTGGTGGTTCAGGATCGATCCGGGCCCAGCCAAGAACGTCCTCGTCGGCGAGGCTGAAAGCGACAGTCTGGTTCCGATACGCATTCCGAGAGTGTTGGTCCGCGACTCGAATCGCACGCGCAATGTCGTTCTCGTCGAGCGGCGTCTCTGTGGAAAGGACGCGCTCCAGTCCTTTCTGGAGATCGTCCGCGGTGTACTCCCGGACTGGGGGCGCTGCAATCGGGCTTTCGGACGGCAAGGCGGCCTTCTTCGCCTCCCGATAAGACAGCGTGGCCAATTGTTGCTGAGCTGCACGGGATTGCTGGACGTCCGGGAGCAGGGCTTTCGCCAGGGTCGTGATCAAACTGGACGTAAGCTGCGTACCGATCAAGGGCCACAAGGTTGGGGTCAACGCTGCTGCTAGCGCCGCGGTCAGCTTGAGCTGAGCGACGTAAACCTCAGCCGGGGTCATTCGCGGACAGCGTTCAGCAGCTGCTGTAGCGCCGAGTCTTCGGTGGCTTCGACCACAGCGTCAGCTTCGACAGTGGACATGCCCAGGATGTTCTTCAAAATCCAGTTTCGAGTTACCAGGGGCGTGCCGTCCGGCATCTTTGCGCCGGCCAGTTTGGTCGCAGCGTCGGCCTGAGCTGCGAGGTTCAACGTGGAGGGCGACCGGAACCGAGTCTCGACTGCCCAGTCTTCGTTCAGCACCAGCTTGGCGGCGATCGTGTAGACCTTGGACCAAGGCGTAGCAAACGAAGCACCGATACGCGTAGCTCGACGGTCCATTCTGGAGTCATCCGCGCGGATCGAGTCTGCTGACGCGGGGTTGGATTCGGACGCGATGCCGAAATGCCGGCTCGGGATTCCGGTAAGACCTGCAACCTGCTTGAGATAGAACATCGCCGTGCTCGTGAATTGGGACAGCTGGGCGGCGGTGAACTCCTTGACCTGAGCGTCTTTGTTCTGCAGCGCGAGAATCCGCCCCAGGTATAGGTCGATCTCGGTGATGACGTTTCCGTCTTCGTCCTTGAAGTCTTCCTCGGTAACGCCGGTTAGAACGCGGCCCGGGAGCGCGGCCAGTTCTTGCGCGCCAGCCAGGCTGGTGAACGAGCGGCAGATGGCGTCAACCAGGCCGAGGATGTCCTCGAACTCGCTGCGGCCCCACGGACGGTCAATCCGGGCCCGATTGACGACCGGCACGACTGGCACGATGCCGAGACCGTGATCGACAGGCTCAATGGAGCTGTCGACGTCCCACGTGCCGTTGGAGGTGCGGCCGTAGTACTCGGTCCCGTTCGGGAGGTACAGCGACGCTCGCTGATCGTCATCATCGCCATATCTACGAACGACCGAGATCAGTTCGCCAGTGGCGGGGTCCCGGCGGCCAAACAGACTGCCGGCAGATTCGACGGTGAGGAGTGGGGTGTTGTCGATCGTCGGGTGCGCGCCGATGACGACCCACCCGCGCCCGACGGCAAGGGCCTCCGTGTGGACGAGGCTCTCCTTCTCGAGCATCGCGTTTAGGGTCCGCCACCGCTGGATGGTTTGCGTGGCGTCGTCGTCACCTGTCGCAACGATTTCGCTGATCTCGAGTCGTTCTTCGTAGATCGACGTGACGAGTCGACACAACGCGAGTGCGAAGGCGAGCGCGTGGAGACGAGGAGGGATATTTATCCCTAGTTGCGTTGCGACGAGCTCAGCGTCGTAGTATTTGTTGAGTTTGCAAATCCGGCCATGCGTGGCGTCAAGCCCGGTCAGGAGCCGGTTCAGTTCCGATGGCGCCGCCAACTGGGGCTCCTAACGAAGTCGTACGCGGCCCCGGCGAACTGGGGCGGCGGTGGTGGATTCGGCCGCCAACGCGGCCATCAAGGCCAGCAGCAGAGCGGCGTAGGCGTCTACTTTCTTGGGGCTGTGCTTCGTTTCTTTGCCGAAGCTAACGCCGTGGCGATTTGGGCGGCGATGCGCATTGAGCGCGTGACGACGCAGCGTGCTGTTGCCGTCATGGCGCAATTCGCCGGATTCCACGAGGGCCACCAGGGTCTCGTGCGCTGCGGTGAATCGCTTTTGGCTGCCACGCATGTCCGCTGCAATGGCGTTATTCATGTCAAACCGAGCCCGGACGCGATCGCCGTACTCCCGTTCCCACGCCAACACATGGCCCTGAATTGGGTTTACGTCGCTGAAGAACGCGGCTACGTCGTAAAGGCCGAATGCTGTCCCGATCGCTCGTTCAAAGACGCCGATGTTCACTGTCCAATCAGGAGGCGCGGACGGCGGGCGCTCGACAACCTCGAGAAGGAACGCGGCCTTGTCGTGGAGACGCACAGCCACCAGGGCGGAGGAGTCATCCGACAGCGATACGTCGAGACCGAGAGCGATGGTGTCGCCGGCCTCGAGCCGCAATGCTTCATCTTTGGTCGCGTCCCAGGTGAGGGAGTCGTAGACGGCGGTGTCCTGAGCGGCGGGGATGTTTAGGGAGAAGCGGAGCGTGCTTTCGATCGTGGTCCGCGCTGCGAGCGCGAGCTGCAGCCGGCGCTCGGTGTCGATCCAGACAACGGCATCGCCGCATGCCTCAACAATCCCGCGGCGAAGGGAATCCTGGTCTGAGGGATCCGTGTCCGCCGGCGCGGAGAGCGAGTCGTAGTTCAGCCCGGTGTCCGTCATCCGTCCTTCCTGGACAGCGCGGTAGTCGTCGTGAAGGAGTTCGAGGGCGGAGCCCTGGCCTACGGCGTAGGCGTTCGAGGTGACGACCAAGCGTGTGTGTCGGAGCTTGGCCGCGCCACGCTCGACGGCGGACCACATGGCGGGGCCGCCCGTGCTGGGCGTCCACAGCCCGATCTCTGTGGCAGAAAAGAAAGTTCCTCGAGCGCCTTCGATACGTCCAGGCTGCGAGGTGACGCTCTCAAGTCGCCCGCCGGCTGCGGTGTAGGTGATCTGCCGGCCAAGGTCGAGGCCGTAAAAATCGATGGCATCCTGGGAGACCAGCGACCGGAAGTAGTTGCTGGTGAACGAGGTGGCATCGAGCGACGTAGACGCGACGATCACCCAGGGCTCTCGTACGGAGGTCGGGAGGACCTCGCCGTCCACGAACGACGGGCGAGCGTTTCCGCACAGCTCAAACAGGCAGAAAATCGCAGAGATCAGGTCTTTTCCGGTGCCCTTGACGCGGCACACGGCCGTGACGGGAAAGGCGAAGTCCTGGCGTTCGGTGTCAACAGCAGAAGCCCAGAGGATCTGACGAAGCTGTTCGTCGGTGAGCCGGAGCGGTTCGCCATGAAGTACGAGCCATTTTTCAGCCCATGCAATGCATTCCCAGCCGATCGTCTCGTCGAGACCCAGGTCAGCGGGAAGAAGCCAGCGAGACTCGCCGTCTTCACCTCGGACGCGGACCCAAACAAATCCCTCCGAGTTCCGGACCCGCTCCGCGCCTTCCGGCAGTGGGTACCGAACGGTCATCAGGCCCCCTTGGCCAGGCGGTCCCGACGATCGGCCACCACGAGCGGAGTGGGTGCGGTGACTTCGCGGCGATCGATCTCGATGGACAGCCGGCGGCGCGCGCCCTCGCTTGTGAGAAGCGAGTCCATCGCGGAGAAGATCGGCGACAACGCGTTTGCCACCGGCCCGCCGGGACGGTTGAGCTGCTCGGTGAGAATGTGCGCGATAACGCGGGCTTGCGCTACGTCGGTTTGCTGCAGGTAGCAGGCGATCGACGGGACCTGCAGGGACAGGTACCAGTCACGGGCCAACGGGTGCCAGCTTGGATCCGGCTCAGGCCATGCGATGTCTGTCGGCTCGGATCGGCTTACACCTCCTTGCTCACGCGAACTCTGGGCACCGTGGCCGCGCAGCTGGTCGGCGCGTTTTGGCCTGGGGCCGCGGGTGCCCATGGTCACCTCCTGGGTGAAGTCGCGCGGAGTAAAGATCAACTACCGTGAGTTGAAAACCTCGGCAGGGTGTGAGCGGGTATGACCCCCGGACAGAGGAGCAGGTCAGCGGGGGTGTAGCCCCTGCCCCTGTTTTCTCAGGTCAGAGGCTTGCCATGTGTCGCATGTGGACACCGGCTAGGGGAGATCGACAGAAGATCAACTCAATTGGCCGGGGTGTTGTCGTCGCGACCGTCGAGCTTGAGCTTGGATCCGGGCGCTGACTTGACCAGCCTGGGTGGCCGTCCGGCGATCGTGATGCGCCGAACAAAGAGCTCGAAGTTTCGTGTGGTCGTCGCGATCGCCGAAGTGGTCGGCGTCCGTTGCTCGCGCGGCGCAGCGCTCACCGTGTTCGCGCCAGGTACAGCGGTAGCTGGCGTTCGCCAGACAGTCGGCACGGAGTTGAGGCCAGTTCGGCGGGAGCGGAGACAACCGACGGCTAGTCACCCGTCCCCCTTGCCGTGGTGCGCGTAGAACGCAGCCCGCCCGACTGGGGTCGCCAGCATTAGGTTGGTCGCGAGTCCCGGCGCTTCGTGGGCGGGGACCCCAGCGCGGATCAGGGCATTCCGGAGGGAGGTCCACGGGGTCGGCAGGGCGGCGAATTCAGGAATGCGTTTGATCCAGTAGGCCCACAACGTCGACCCAGGCCCGTATGGCAGCTGGCTAATAGCCATCGTCGTCCTCTTCGTCCTGCAGCGCGGCTGCCGCTTCGCCGCCATGTCGCCGGATCTCCTCAAGCGCTTCGACGAACCGACCATGCACGAGGCTCAGTGCCTCGCCGAAACTCGGCGCGGACGCGCGGGCGAGCACCTGGCCGTCTTCCGGGTCGATGAGGGCAAGCGAGTAGCCGAGCCGGTCGCCGTGAATGGCAACGGACAGCGCCGGCGGAAGCTCGGTGAATTCCGCGAGATCGGCGAGGAGCGCGTCTATTACGCCGTCGGTGGATTCGATCTCAGGCATCATGGCCGGTTCCTTCCGCGGCGAACTGGGGGATGAGTAAGCCCGCCTTCATCGGTGCTGGTGAAGGCGGGCTTCAAGCAGGGGTTACGGGACCAATGTGGCAGGGAGGTCTTCCAGAGCCCCGACCACCACGTGCTCGTAGTCGTCGGACCAACGAAGCCAGTCCTCGCCACACACCGGCAACCGGATCATCTTCAGGTGCGTACGGCTGTGCTGATTTCGCAAAAGCGGCTCGGTGGCGAGTTGCTCGTGGGTCAAGACGAAAACGTGCCAGCCAAGATCCGCGTCCAGCGCCGCGAGCAAGTACCGCGAGATCGGTTCGGCTAGGCGGATCTGGTTGAAGATCGCCGTTCCGCTCGCAGCAGCAGAAGCCTTGATCTCGAAAGCTCGGCCGGCGTCGTTCGTGGCGTCGCCGCGGTGTGCGGACGCCGGCTCAAGGAACAGGTCGAAAGCCTCGGCTATTCGCCACTCGACGCGGCGGCCGAAACTGGCGGGGCTGATGAGTCCGTACCTTGCGCCGAAGGCGAGATCGCGCGAGTCTAGCTCGCGATCGCGGATGATGTTGAAAGCGTCGCCGTAGGCATGGCGAGCGGCCAGGTACTCCGCATGAATAGCAGGGTCGATCACTTGGTTGAAAACTTCCGCTACGCGCAGTTATTTGCGCAGGCGCACGCTCAGGATTTGAGCCGAGAGCCGGAGAACGCCGATGAAGCTCGGCGTGGGCTGCTGGATGTCCCAGCGGCTTTTTGTGCCCTGGTCCGACTTGCAGCGGACCGCGTGGCTGAATCCACGGCAGGGCGAATTGCGGAGGCCCCGATCAAGAGCCCGTCGCCGACGTAAAAGCGCTCGCTCGGCGTGCTGTTTTGCAGGATGATCGGAAAGCGCCCCCTATAAATAGTCGTGTCGGCATACATGCGACTAGGAGAAACGGGGGATTTTAGGGAGCGGTCACCGTATTCGTTACATGGATGTTATGATCTGTGCCCGTTCCCTTCGCGCGACGATTTCAACCGAGCCCGATCAATCGCGGGCGGCGCTTCCGCCCACAGATCTACAAGTCGGCTGCGAGTCGTGCGCCAGAGCGAAACGACGGCGCTGCGGGCGTTACGACGCTGGGCCGCGGTCGCAGTCGGGTGACCAAGTCGCTCCATCAGCTCATCCGAGGGACGGCCGGCGGGCATCGGGCAGCCATCCATGACCGCGGCGACGAGCTCGGCTTGCTTCGGAGACAGCTCGGCGACGATGGAGACGGCTGCGGCTTCACCGCAGAGAGGGATGGCTGCGGCGATGGGGGCCCATTCGGTGTCGGCGTCCTCGAGCAAGGGAAGGGTTGGGCCGCCTCCCGGTTTCTGAGGCTGGATGACCGCGATCCCGGTGAGCTCTGTGGCGATGCGATCCAGATCTCGATTCGAGCCGACGCGCAGGGGTAGATCGTTCAAAGAGTGTTCTCCGGGCATGAAGAGTGCCCCGGGCATGGGCATAGCACGGGGTCTTGGGTGTTTGGACATGCGAGATGAGTCTGCGCGTACTATCTGTTCCGGGCTGGATATTTCAAAAGGCGAATCCGATTCTCGTGTGAGTCGGGGGGCGGAGGGAAGGCGCGTGCATGCGGGAAGGATCAAGGCAGGCTACGTATCGAATGGTGTGCCAATCGCAACGCCGACACTGATCTTTTCCGCGAATGACGAGGCTGTGGTCACGACTTTGTCTGAAGAATTCGGAGGTTGTGTAGATAGGTGCGGCCTGACTGGTGAACACAGGGTCATAACGGATACGTCCGAAGTTGTCCTTCAGCTGGAAAATCCGGACTCTGTTGAAGCTCGCATGATCATTCTGCAGCGGGCAGGCAGGCCACACAAGCCGGATATCTCAATTCGAGGTCGTATCGATGGTTTTGAATCGCTGGGAGTCTTCCTCTATAAGACCACAGGTTGGAGTTTAGTTCCCGAAATGCAGAACATTCAGGAAGAGTTGGCCACTCTTCGTGCTAAGGGCGCCCAACTGTCAATCAGGCTTTCGTTGGGTGAGGTGCTTCTCCCCACGGCGAAGTACCTCAGGCCGTTTGTGGAAGTACTCCCGCAGTAACTCGATCGGCCTGTAACGCTGCTGCCTCAAGATCCGACCTTTCTGCTGATCAAAACGCACGAAGATTGGAGCCGGGGGTCGTGATCAGTTTGGTGGGCGGAACGACGGGTATCAACGTCGAGGCGGACGGATCGGTCAGCTACGATGCTGTCGAGAAGGCGCTAACGGACCAGGGGTTTACACGCTACAAGATCGATCGCACGGAACGCGGTTCGACGACAGCGCTCCGCGTGATCATCTTCCTACCTATCGAAGCCATTGCGGATGGCGTGATACCGAAGGTGGATGCGCCGGATACACTCCGCAGACTTGCGGCTGCGCTGGAGCAGCTAGTCGACGGCCCCTAGAATCGGACCCATCCGATCGGAACATGGAGGACCCGTGGCCCGCATGCTTGGTAAGCTGCGCAACGACCGCGTCGGCGCCCAGCGTGCTGCCGTCGAGGGCTACGCGCGTTCCCGCGGGCACACCGTCGTCGGGTGGACCGAAGACACAGACCTGGCGCCGTGGCTCGACGACGAGAATGCAGGGACGTGGGACGCGGTCTTGGCGATCGACCTGGCCAGGTACGGTCGCGCAGTCCGGACCGTGGAGGTGCTGTCCGAGCGGCTGCAGGCGCAGGGTAAGAGCATGCTGACCGTGGAACAGGGGCTGATTAGCCTGGCCGAGTTGCGACCCGCGGAGGGCGTTGCGGAGATCGGGCACCGAGCATCGACAGGCCGCAGCGTAGAACGCCTACGGCGCGCTCTCGACGCCCGGGATCCGCGGGCGATCCGTGCCCAGCTCGAGGAACTCGGCGAGGTCGGCGAAAGTTACGCCGAGTTCCTCGAGCAAGAGTGCTAGACCGGTGTGATTTGGTGTAGTTATGTACTTCCTCCCCTAACCATGTAGAAGAGTAGGGGTGGTCCGCGTAAGCTTTGATTTGCACCAGGGCATGTCGGTATGTCGCCAAGCTCAAACACTCTTTCTATCTCTTTTCTCCCATGAGAGAGAGTTTGAATGAGGGGGTAAAACGACAACCTTGCTGGTCACGGGCATGTCAAAACGACACAACGGGATTGGCCAGCTTGAGCCGCCTAGCATCGGACCCAAGCGGATGCCGTAATTCGTGCCGAAACTATGTCGTTTCTGCAGGAGCCCAGCGGATTCAAGTCCGAACGCGGAAACTTGAACGACGACCCCAAGGATTCAAGTCACCCGGCCGCGAGCGAAGGCACCATCGAACAAGCTGCGCGGGTGATGCTGGAGGACGGCTTTGCGCACGGTGGGCTCGGAGAGTCCCGTTCGTTCAGCCAAGAGCGAGGCCCCATGGTTGCGGCTTCGAGAGCCACGTAGCGTGTGTTCGGCTCGGCGCGGAGTTTGCCCGTGCTGTACAGCCACGCGAGATGGCGATGTCGTTGCCATGCGTGTCGAGTTCGGTACTGCCTGTGTCCTTTTCGACCTGATTTTGTGGTGAGTAGGTCAATGGATCGGAAGGCTGTGACCTGGGGTTTTGATCTACTACCGCTGGGCCTGCCCGCGCATGTACGCGGTACTGACCAGCTCGGGATCGATGTTCACGCCGCGGAGCCACTCGACGTGCTTTCGCTGCGTCATCTCCGTATCGATGATGAACACGCGTTGACGCTCGGGGACGTCGAAGTGGTCGAGGAACGGCTTGCCGTGTGACAGCGAGTAGACAAGGCTTGACATTGTCGTCGTCTTGCCTGCCTTGGCTGGTGCTGTGAACAGGGCCTTGGACCCTTGTCCGAGCAACCCGACGACCGTGTATTCCTCATCGTCGTATTCCGCGTTGAAGGCGGTAACCATGTTGATAGCTATGTCTCCCTCCTCGGCGGCCTCCTCGGCAAGCTGTACCTGTACGCGGCCGTCGATCTCTTGGGCTAGTTTCCGAGCGCGCCTGATGCCAATCTCGCGTCCGACCAGGGTTCGCAGGTGGGCAGGCACGTAGGCCAGTTCCGCGGCGGTGTAGAGATCCTCGGGGCTCGGCTCTGCGTCGTCTTCGGTGTTCACCACTTTCTGGTTTTCAGAGTGGTGAACTGCCTGCTCAGCAACGCTTTGACCTGCGATTTCGAGCACACCGTTACCCATCCCATTTGTAAAATGGGTAACGCTGTGGTTATCAGGGAGATCTTCCGCGTTGGTGAGCTCTGCGAGGAACTCGGCGTAGTCAGCAGCATCGCTGTCGTTGGTTTCGCCTAGGCCGAGCTCGCGGTAGGCCGCCTTGGTGTCGCCCGCGTGGTTTCGCCAAGCCACGTAGTTGAACTTGCTGATGCTCTTCCGCCCGGTCTCCCGGACGTAGTCCTGAAGGAAGCCCGGCGGGTTGTCGCTCCACAGATGCAAGAACCCCGGGAATTCCTCGTCATCCCCGAACTTCAAACAGCCGGCCTCGTCGGGAGTAAGTCCGAGCTCGCGAAACGCTTCTCTCGTGTCGCCGGCGTATCGAGTGGCCTCACGGCTGCGGCGCAAGCGTCAAGGCTACGCCCGCAAGTTGTAGTAGAACGGCTAGTGCAAGGGCGGCTCGAGTGGTGATGCTCATTGTTGACCCCCGTGGTGAAGGGACGGCTGGGGTGCGGGGCCGCAGGAACGAGTTTCGCTCTTACCTATATAAGGGTTGTGCCGTAACCGAACGAGCTGGGAAACCTGATTTGTAGTGACGAGTATCACTTTCCAACTATGCACCGCCGACTGAAGCACGCAAAAAGCCCCCGACCCGTGAGGCGCGCTGCCAACATCGACGCCCAGGGCCGGGGGCTCCTCTTACGCCGGTCGGCACAACACCCGCGAGGACCGGGTGAAACCGGCGCAGCTTCGGTTACAGCGGCGTGATCTTCGTGTCCTTGCCGAACAGTTCGTTCGTCGCCTCCTGGGCGGCCTCGGGCGTGGTGGCGTAGGACGTGGTCGAACCGTCCGGGTTCGCCTGCCGGATCAAGCCCGAGTCCGAGACGGTGAGCGACGTGTCCTGGCCGGACTCGGTGGCCGAGGAGGCCGAGCTGGGGGCGCTCGGGCGGGGGCTGGTGTAAAAGCGCGGACGTGCGCTCATGATCGTTTCCCTCCGGTGCGGGATGGTGAAGCTTTCACATGGGTGCGGAGCAGATCGCGCAGAAGCGCGGGTTGAGCTGGCCGCGCTTGCACTCGTGATCCTTCGTGGCGCGGGTCGCCCTGGCCGCGATGCCGTCGTGGATCAGTTCGGCCGCCATCTCCGGCACCGTGGCGTGGTGCCGTTCGGCCATCGCGACGACGGTCAGGAGCGTCGCCTGGTCGACCGAGATGAGCCCCTGCTCCAAGTACTTGTCCAGATCCATGTCCGACAC